AGGCAATGCCCGTGGTAGTGGTGAACAGAGAGCCAAGAAGGTCTACAGACGCGCAGACATTATTAAACTAATGCGTACTGACCCAGACAGATACCAAGCACTATCAAATGAGATTATGCAAGCGTATGCAGAAGGGAGGGTACGAAACTAATATTATTTATAAGGTGAATTAAAATGGCTACATCAACATATCCCGCTATGGGCGGAGCAGTAGATAACACTAGCGCGGCAACTTTTATCCCAGAAATCTGGAGTGACGAAGTTGTTGCCGCTTATCAGAAGAATCTTGTACTAGCTAACCTAGTTAAGAAACTTTCTATGACTGGCAAGAAAGGTGATACTCTTCACATTCCTAAGCCTACTCGTGGTTCAGCTAACGCTAAAGCCGCAAACACAGCAGTAACTATTCAGGCAGACACTGAAACAGAAGTACTAGTAACAATCGACAAGCACTTCGAGTACTCACGTCTAATCGAAGACATTACTGAAGCACAAGCACTTGCATCTCTTCGTCAGTTCTACACTGGTGACGCAGGTTACGCTCTAGCTAACCAAGTTGATACTGACTTGTTTGACTTAGGTAAACTATTTGGTGACGGTGCTACTGGTACAGAAGACTTTGTACACACTAACTCTTTTGCTTCTGACGGTACTACTGCACTAGCGACTACTGGTAACACTATTGGTGTTTTCACTGACGCGGCATTCCGTTCTATCATTCAGAAAATGGATGAAGCTGACGTACCTATGGACGGTCGTTGCATGGTTATTCCACCTTCTGCTCGTAACGCAATCATGGCTGAAGAGCGTTTCTCATCTAGCGATTTCGTAAACGGTCAGACAGTAGTGAATGGTCAGATTGGTAACTTGTATGGTGTTGACGTATTTGTTTCTAACAACTGCCCGACTACTTTCGGTGGTAAAGGCGCATACTTGTTCCACAAAGATGCTATGGTTCTTGCCGAGCAACAAGGTGTTCGTTCACAGACTCAGTATAAGCAAGACTTCCTTGCTACTCTATATACTGCTGATACTTTGTATGGTACACAAGTAGTACGTCCTGAAGCAGGTTTCGTACTAACTGTAAGCTAATAGTAGTACTTAAGGGGTTTCTTCGGAAGCCCCTTTCCTCTTTTCTTTTTTATACAATTCTTTTTTTTAACTATAGGAATGTTTCATGGCTATATTCAGAGGTGTAGGTGGCTCAGGAGATTCATCGGATAATTCCTTCTTGGATGCTGTCACTGCTCAAGCTAATTCAGCCAGTGCATCCGCTAGTGCCGCCAGTGCTTCCGCAGTCCTTGCACAAGCCTCAGCAAACTCTATATTAACGCTTACAGCCGCCACTGGAGATGCAGGTACTGACGTATCCTATAATGCTTCTACAGGCGTTCTAACTGTCCCTAAGGGGGCAGACGGTACAGACGCAAGCGTAACAGCCGCTAATGTTACTGGTGTCCTTACAGGCGGCACTGGTATCTCTATAGCGAGTAACGGTACTATTACTAATGATTCTCCAGACCAGACAGTAGCCTTAACAGGCACAGGTGCTACTACGATAACTGGTACATATCCTAACTTTACCATTGATAGTACTAACACAACGTACACTGTAGGTGATGGTGGTTTAACAACAAATGATTTTACAGACGCTGACCACAGTAAACTAGACGGCATTGAAGCTAATGCTACTGCTGACCAGACAGGTTCAGAGATAAAGTCAGCCTATGAAGCTGTGGCAGACACTAACGCATTTACCGATGCAGAGAAAACAAAGTTATCGGGCATTGAAGCAAACGCAGACGTAACTGATACAACCAATGTAACATCCGCGGGTGCGGCTATGTTAGCTTCATCTCCTACGTTTACAGGTACTATCACAGTACCTAATGTGACTGTAAGCGGTACAGTAGACGGCAGAGACGTAGCCACAGATGGTTCTAAATTAGATACGCTACTTTATCACCGAGTCAGCGAGTTACGCCTTGCGGGTAATACTTCTGCGGGAAGCTATTTATATTTAAACACAGTAGACCAGAACTTAGGGCAAGCTACTAATATTTATCACCCTTCAACCCCTGATGACACTACTCGCCTTGTTGACGTGGAGTGGACTACTTATTGGGGCTATACTAGCGTACAGAACGACACACGATTAACTTTGCATCTAACTGTGCCAGTAGGGGGAACAACTCAGAATTTAGGCACTGTTACAGAAGTTTCACAATACGACCCAAATTACAGTTCAAGAGGTAGTGGGCAAAAGTGGTACTACGTTTCAGGTAATGTGGCTCATCACTTCACACCCTTTGGTAGAATGTCACAATCTAGCTCAGGCTCCTTAAAGCACACTATTGTGTCTTCTCAGTATGACCCAAGCACCAATAGAACTTATTTCTGTTTGAAGATTGCTACAGCAAACATGGTAACTAATGACACTGCTTATTGGCATCCTTATGCTTGGGAAAGCAATTATACTACTCTTACTCAAAGTTACGATATTACTGAGAGATATAGGTCAGGACTTGACCGCAACAAAGTGTCTTTTAAATTACCTTTTACTGATGCTACATTAACTTTTAGACTAAAAATAAAAGAACTTGCTTCAGGTGATAATGCCCAAGTAGCAGACAGTGTAGTAAGATTAACAAGCATGGGGGTGTAGATATGATAGTTGGATACACTAAATTAAACAGCGAAGGCAGGTTAGAAGAAGTAGTTTACCGAGAGTGTGATACTACAGAAGAAGCAGTAGAGGTAGCCGAAGCATTAGTTTTAGCATCAGTAGACGATGAGACTGTATTAGATGTGTTGCGAGGTACTCGATACAGTGAAACTGAAATAGTTTATAACGTAATACACGAAATACCACGAGACGATTCTTAGGAGAACAACATGGTAACGGAAGAAACAAAACAAGCTGTAGACGTATTCGCGGCATCCACAGGTGTGATGTCACTAGCGGCTTGGTTGCCTCCTGTTGCTAGTTTATTTACTATTGTCTGGTTAGGTATTCGTATCTATGAATCAGAGACAGTACAGAAGTTGTTGCCTAAGAAGTGAGAAAGTTCTTTTGCTTACTAATGATGTTGTCTTGGGTAGCACTTGGGGACAACGCTCAGGAAGGTAGTTTGAATACATACCACGGTTCTAACTCGACTACCAATAGTAACAACAATACACAGGATGATTCAGTAAGCAATACGTACAACGGAGCAGGAAGCAGTAGCGAGATACCAGTAGGCTCTGCAATCACTCCTAGTTACATGAGTAATGGTATGGACACTTGCCTTAAGGGTACAGGTGGTTCATTACAGACAGTAGGCGTAGGGTTTTCTAGTGGTGGTTATCACGTAGACCCTGAATGTAATAGACGTAGGGACGCTAAGGTACTGGCTGATTTAGGTATGAAGGTAAGTGCAGTGGCTCGTATGTGTCAAAGCACTGACGTATGGAAGGCAATGTTCGTATCAGGCACACCCTGTCCTATATTGTCAAACGGTAAGCTAGTCGTAGGTAAACGTGCTATGTTAGTTATGAAACGTCAGCCAGAAACTTACATACCAGACTACACCAAGAAAACTAAAGATTGGTACAATAACGTATTAAACATAGGAGGAGAGGACACAGATGAAGAAGATACTATTATCTCTGTTAGTGCTAAGTTCCGTAGTTCAGTCAAGTGAATATGACGCACTACTAGACTCAAGTACTGCCATAGTCGATAAGATTAACACTGGCATCCTCCTAGTGGGCGCAGGTATGGAGTACGCCAATCAGGGTGACGCTTTGTCTGATGGTACTCTATCTACTACAGCACACATACAGGAAGCACAGGTACAGGCGTACAATACTGCCTTGACTAACTTTGCTACTAACTATCAGCCATACGGTGACGTAAGGGCTGTATTAGAAAACAAGGCTATGGAAGAGTTAACATTAATGGATGAAGCCATAGACGTATTTACTGAAGCTGTAGTGGACATGATTTCCGTTGTGGAAGTAGCTGAACGTGTAGAGGAAGCCGCAGGTAATCCACAGCAGGAAGAGGAAGTACAGACGTTTGTAGCTGAGACTATGGAAGTCCTACAGATAGAACAAGAAAC